TCAGCGGGCGGCGGGGGCATCGACGAAGGCGCGCAACAGCGCGTACTCGCCCTTGGTCAGCGGAATGGCAGGCGTATCCGCGCGCGCAACCGTGCGGGCCTGCAAATCAAATTCCCAGGCAGCAAAGCGCACCCGGCCTTCGCCCGCATCACGCGCCACCGCCACCTTGGAGGCGATATGGCGACGCAGCACGGCACGGATTCGTGCGGTCAGTTCATGCAGCCCGAACGGCTTGGGCAGGTAATCGTCGGCGCCCAGCTCGAGACCTACCACGCGATCGATTTCATCGCGGCGATGGCCGGTCATGATGATGACCGGAATGTCGGATTCCTTGCGCAAGGCGCGCAACAAGTCCAGGCCGTCTTCGTGTTTGAGCATCAGGTCCAGTAACAGGATATCCGGCTCGCGCCGACGCAGCGCCTCGGCCAGTTCGCTGCTGTTGGTGGCGCCAAACGCTTCCATGCCATGGGAACGGATATGGCCCATGACCACTTGCGCCATGGCCTGGTCGTCATCCACCACCAGCACCTTGGCGACTTGGGCAGGGCGTGAAGTGGATGCGTCGGAGTGGGAGGGCGGGGAGGGCGAACGGGAATGCAGCTTGATCATCTACTCTCAATTCCGGCATGACCGCCTTTGCGGACAGATCCCGAATGTCGACCGGTTGCGATCACCGACTCGATCATGTGGGGCAATGGCGTCCATGCGCGGGGTGCAACGATACGCTGTCGCGGTGGGAGATATCGTGGTGCAGGATGCTAGGAGGTTTTTGTGTCCGCTTGCCACGTCAACAAGTGTGTCCGCCCGATCTGCGCGGCGATGGACGACAACTTTTTCTCGATCTTGTGACCAGCCACTCGCTATGCGACGACGCAAGCGAAGCGCCAACGACGATGTGTTCGGGTGGGCCTTATTGTCGCGTCTGCTTTCGCACAGTGTTGGCCCACGACGCCACGCTTGGCCACTACGCGTCAGGTCAGCCTGTTGTTGCGCTGATTATGGAGTTGGCTTTTGTCGTAGCGGCACGTCCAGCGTGGTTGATCACGTTGGACACGATGGGAACCGGGTGAGGAACATGTTGTGGCATCCCCACAATCTGGCGACATCCGCAGCGACACGCGTTTCATGTGCAAAAAACATGGCCTAAGCGAAGGCCTCTTCTCGGGAAACGATCACGGTCAAGCTCGGCTCGATTTTTAGGTTGGGTGGTGCAGGCGTTCACCGAACGCGGCCATCTCGATCGGCATCGGCGAACTGCATCGGCATCGGCCTCGAACATTGCAGCCGTTGTTGGCGAATCCGGCTTTCGAGTTGGACGGACGTAGGAATCTAACCCGCGGGCGGGTATCGCTGACTAGCTCGGACATGGGAGCCAAGCCCCGTGACTATCGAGCGCAGCCAGACGACCAGGCCGACCCGGTTGTCGTGCACGCCGCCCAACGATCACCGCGCTGCCCATGGAGAGCCGACCAACACCTTATGTCAGCTCAAAAGGAGATCGTTTTCGGACCAGGAGCGTTGGCCAGGTCAAATATGCCGGCAAGACCGATTACGCCGCCAAGCACCTACCGCGTTTCGACACGATGCCGTGGACCGCCGAGGTGTTTGACCAGCGGCCGGTCGTGGCCGATCCGCAGGTCTTCTGCATGTCGAGCATGCCGGCTGCCTCAGATCCTCGCGAGGCGTTCTGTACATGCATGACAGAGCAGGGCACCCGCTATGAGCTATCGCAGCCGATGTGCCGCACGCTCGCGCGCAACGGAGCGCCCTACAACCCGTACAAGGATGTGCGCCAGCAGCAGCAACAGCAACAGTCGCAGACCGGGCAGGTGGCCCAGCAGAATCAACCACTTCAGCTCGGCGGATCTGTCATTGCCAGAGGCACACGTGAAGTCGGCAGCTTCCCTGAGTCGAAGCCGTACGCTACTGCTAATAGCGTTCAGTCGACCACCGCGGATCTTTAGAGCATCAGCAGGGATCGTGCGGTAGCTGCACCCAACCATTTGACACTCGCTTGAAGCGGCGACCCTGTAAGCAGCGCTCGCCGTCGTCTAAGGGCCTTGGTGGTGCATAGTCCCGCACGTCCTCCGCTTGCTTGGTTACCGGCACGGTCTGTGTGAGTGCGCGCCGCATCTGCTGTGTCGCTAGTTTCGATTCTTTCTCAAGCTGCGCCATCGCTTGGCGAGCTTCGTATCTGCTGTACAGCCCAATGACGATGCTATGCGCTAGTAGTGCGATGAAGCCGCCGAGAGCGATCTGCCACCATAGATCTGATGAGTCTGCTTCCCTATATCTGCGTTCCATGCCGCCCCCGTTCTGTGAGCCGGCATTGTAGAGCTGGGGTGTAGGGGCATAGCCCCCTACGGATAACGCCTATCCCGCAGAGCGTCCGAAGTGGCGTTCTCGCCATCCGCCAAGATCCACAACAACCTTGACCATCGACTGCTGAACCGCCTTGCGCTTTGCGTTCCGGCTGCGAGCCGAATCCCGTATGTCGCTGGCATTGGCATGCCAAAGCAATCCGCGCAGCCGGCATTCTGGAATGCGTTCCCCAGTCAGTGCGACGAGATCCCGACCTGCCAACCTCCACCCAGCCCATGGGCCTGTGAGTTCCACATGGTTCCTGACGACGCGGCGATGCAGATCCTCTGCGCAGCTGTTTGGGCATTGGGTTCCCACAGGCCAGCACGGTGGGCGGCGGTCTAGGTTGTAGGTGTCAGTCATGCGGCGATTTCCGTTTCGCTAGGGGAACGGTTCGGCAGGCAAGTTTTGATCCAAAGCAACACCCAGCGGAGTCGCGCCCGTACCGCCCTCCATGCAATTTCGCATAATGTATAGCGTGCCGAGTTAATCGACATAGTTAATCACCCCTGTGCAGCGATTATTATCATGGATTATCTCAACCGGCAATTCATTCCATTTTAATTGGCAGGAAAAGCGGTCTGCGTGAGATGTTATGTCCGGACCTGAAAGGCCAAGAGGCCGGGTCCGGACCGGCAAAAGGCGGCGCATCCATGCGCCATAGCCGCAGGGGTTCCACCCCTGCACCCCAGGCACCCGGTGCTCACTGGCAGCGCCTGGGGACGCTGCCAGGGGGCAGGGCGGGCCTGCCTGTTTGATCGACCTGATCACCGGCATGGCCTCTGCCGTGAGGCGGTCTGGATGAGCTTCTCGATGCCGTCGATGTTGCTGACGAGGTCGCCACGCATACCGCGCACGGCTATACGCCGCCGCAAGCTGACAGATCCCTGTTGCTGCTCGTGGGTCCACCACTCATCGAGCTGATCGAGCATCTTGTAAAAGGTGGCCAGGGTGCCCTGATAGGCGGAGATGTCGTGCGCCTGGTAGCTCATTTGACACCTCGAAACTGATGGCCATGAACTCGTGCGTGCTCCTGCAGAGCAGCAGCGAACGTATGCATCAAGGTGTCGTAGAAGGCCTCAGCAGTCGCATAAGGAAGCCCGGTCTCGGCATCAGGATCAACGAAGGGTTGACCCTCAGGAGGCGTGACAGCGGCCATTGCTGCGCGGTGTGCACCCTTGACGAAACGTCCGATGGTTTGCTGACCAACGAAGGCGCACTGATCCGGACTCGTATAGCCGGTGGTGTGCCATTGCCAGCCGACAGTACTCTGACGGAGAACCAATTCGCGCTTGTTGCGGGGAACAACACCGCCAGCGGAATAAGGGGGACGATTGGTCATTTGCACACTCCCTTGAGGCGGGGAGCGGCTGATTTCGGGCGGTCTTCGGGGGTCAAGCTAAGGCCCCCCAAACCCCCCAAAGTGCCGAGGTGTTTGACTGCCTTAGTTGGACCCGCGCCGGCGCGCGCTTGCGTGCTTTTTTACTCGTTCCGGTGTCGCCCAGGGGTTCAGCAATGGAGCTTGCTGCCTGCGGAGCCCCGCTGCTGGTCTTGCGACCGGGGAGGCTAGATGGTGCCGATCGTACTTGCTTCAGGAGCGACTTGGCAACGGCCACGAGCTCGCCGGGCTCGGGGCTGGCGCAAGCGCCAGCAACCGAGCCTGCCGTGGCGTGTGCGCGTTCGGCCTGACGCTTCTGGCGCGAGAGCGTGCGGAACGCCTCGGCTTGCCGGAACAACAGTGACCACCAAGCGAGGTCAGCCGCCGGAAAGGTATGGCCCTCGGGGGTGATGAGCGTATCGCCACGGACATGGAAATTCTTCCAGGCCGGGCCATCCAAGTGCTTGCCGCTGGCCAGGAGCCTGACCAATTTGAAGGCCGAATGGGGGATGCGGGTTCGGCCGGACTCCCAGTTCTGGACCGTGCGCACGCTAACGTCCAGCAGCTTGGCAGCGGTGAGGTGGGTCAGCCGGAGCCGATAACGGTCATCCTGGAATCGCTTGGCGCGGTCGAGCCGACGCAATAGCTGCCGGTTGGGGTGCCGCGTGACCCCGTCTGCCATTTCGCATAATGTATATTATGTCAAGGCTCTTGCGGCGCTGGTTGCGTTCGTTTGCTGCTGCGGTCACGCCGCGGCGGCGACGATGGCAAGCCAAATGGAGATTGGCAGATGCGTGATCGACAACTGACCGGCCCGTGGGCCGGTTTTTCGTTCGTACGGGGTGAGCTGGTGACGCCTGAGGGAAAGACGTTCACCGCCACCCAGCTGACCTGGCTGGCACTGACATCCAGCCTGGCGCGGGAATGGTCCGCGATGATGGACGAAGCGAAGCTACGGGCGTGTAACCCTCAGTACAGCCGCCTGTACGTGCCCAGCCCGCCACATCGGTCAAACGCGGCCAACGTGATCTACCTGCGGGACGTGATCCAGCGCAGGCATGAAGAGCGGTCGTCAGTGGTGGCTGACGCGGGGTCTGCCGATCGATCGACGGTGGTGCGTAGGACGCGTGGGCCTCGAGCTCCACGGCGCGTGTGAAGCGTTGTGCGTAGGGGCGCTGCCCCTACACCCCTACATCTGCAACGTAGTTGGACCTGTATAGGTCTGAGGCTTGTAACCGGGCGACTCTGGCATCGTGCCCTGCGAACGCGGCGCAGTGCTGATGCTGCCGGTGATCGCGCCAGACGACACCACAGGCTCAACGGGCAGGACTGGCGCTACCTGGGGTGCGGGTGCGATAGATGGCGGCTTGTACGGGTTGTACGGGGTGCTGTTGCGGGCAACCGTGCGGCACTCAGGCTGGCTGATTTCGTACTTGGTGCCCTGCTCTGTCATGCAGCTACAGGACGCCTCGCGGTGCTTACCGTGCGCATCGGCGCCGGCGAGGCTGGACATGCAGTAAAGCTGAGGCTGACCAGCTGGCGAACCGCCATCGTAGATGGGTGCGGTCCAGGGCATCGTAGCGAACCGCGCAACGTGTGCCTTGGCGTAATCGGTAGGCGTTTCATAGGTGCGCGCGGCCCCGCCCGCCCCCGGACTACGTCCCAGGGCAGTCGGTGACGCGCGTGAGGTGGTGCTGGTGCGTTCTGCTTCGAACTCAGCGTTGCGGCGGTCGTAATTCCATTTCAAGCCGTACATGACGACAACAAGAACGATCAGGCCTACACCAATCCAGCGAATCCACATTGGGATGCTGCGCTTGGTGGTGACCATAGTGGTCGATGTGTAGTAGTCGAACACGTACTTGGGACGCACCCAATCGCGCACGTCTGAGCAGTGGCCTTGCACGTTGGATTGATATTGCGTCCAGCGCTTGAGCTTCGTTTTCGACTTAAAAATAGAGGTTTGCCGCACATGGCAATGTTCCTCATACAAGCCACGCAAAAATGGATCTAGCTGCAAGCCCTGCTGCGCGATAAGAATGAAATCGAACCCGCGATGCCGGTGGCGCGCCATGGCATCGACGTGTGCAGGCACCTTGGCACCGGGGTTGCGGTTGGGAAATACGGTGTAGCACTCATCGAGCAACACGACAGATCCATCGGGCAACGCTTCCCACTGGGTGGGGTCTTCGATGTGCTTGAAGCCGGCTTTTTCGTAGTCAAGATCCTTGACCCCGTGGGCGTAGATAGTGCGGCCCTCTTTCTTGAACTGGAACGCTTTGTCCAGGGCATACGCAGTTTTGCCGTGGCCGGGCTGGCCGGTAACGAGATAAAGACCCATGTCAGGAACCCGATAGTTTCTTGAGGAGGATGCGATGCGACTGCACCGCGAGAATGGCGGACAGGATCATGGTGACCATGATTCCGATGCCGGTAGCGTCCCAATAGGCAACGATGATGGGACCAGCGCCAGCGAGCTTCGATTGAATGACCGACTTGAGCGCAGGCATGGCGATTTCGTTGGTCACCAAGCCGATGCCGAATGCGAGCAAGAGGCGGCCAACGATCCCAGGCAGATACGTGCGTAACGCTTGCATGAGCGCTGCAATCAGCGCACCGATGATCATAGGCATTAGCTGTTCCCCATCTTAGCGAGAATGATCACAGATGAAACAGCGCCGATGAGGATGAAAATACCCTTGACCGCGCCGATGTAGTTGCACCAGATCGCAGGCGGTGAGGCCATGGTCTGAGTGAATCCGGAAGACACGCCAGCGCCACCACCACCATTGGCAAAGCCGACGCACTGACCACCGCCGAACCCAGATTGATCAAGGTCGTCTGCGTTGATCTTGTTGGTGGTGATCTTCGTGTCGCCTGCATCTGCGCCCGCACCAGGGTCCTGCGACATGCCGCCGACCTTGGTCCAAGCAGGTTGCTCGCCATTGCTGCCGCCGTCGCCGGTGCCCTTAGCGAGCAGCTTTTCTGCAGCACATGCGCTGCGCCACTGGAACAGCATGGAGTTGTACTCCATCGCGTCGCATTTCTCACCGGTGCAGACCGGCATCGAGGCGCACGTTCCCCCGCTGACGTTGCGATTCCTGCGGGTGTTGCAGTCAATACGCCACTGAATCCTAGCCTGGCCGCACATGATCGCGTCGCCGCTGCAGCTGGGCGGTGTATTGCAATCATCGCCGCCGGAGAACTGGCTCTTATCGGGGTCGCCCTCTCCATCACCTTCACCGTCTGGCTCCCCGTCGCCGTCGCCATCTTTCTTGCACGTGCCGTCAGCGCCGCGCACCTCTCCTGCAGCACACTGACCATCGCCAGGCAGGCAGCTGCCCGTGGGAGATTTGATCTGTCCTGCAGGGCACTCGTTGTCTTTTGGCTTACAGGTGCCGTCCTGGCCCAAGACCATGCCCTCAGGGCACGCGTTGGGCTCGCAGGTGCCCTTTGCGTTCTTGGACTGGCCCTCGGGGCACTTGTCCGGCGGCGTGGGCTCACAGACGCCCAGGTACCGATTCCAGACGTAGCCCTTCATGCCTTCACAGGCCTTGGGCGGGTCAGTAGGACAGACAGCGCCTGTGGCCTGCCACGTCATGCTGTCATCGGCATTCCCGAACCACACACCATCGCAGCCGTTTCGACAACCGATGCTTCCAGATCTTGCTGACCCTACGTAGGTGCCCCAGGGGCCACCCCCGGTGTATGCAGGCTCCTTTTCGCAGGATTTGGCAACGTAGTAGTACTTGGTTCCCAGAAAGGGCACAGCGCCGTTGCTACAGAGCGCATGGACAGATAACGCGGTTACCTCGGCGGTGGAATTGCCGGGGTCCTTTTCGATAGACGGACCCGTGTAGGCAGTGTCCTTGTTGCCGACAAGCTTGCAGACATCAGGACCACGGCTAGATGCAAGCTGTGCAGCCGCTGCATATGCGTCTCCCTGACTGCATTGCTGGGATGGGCTGTCACACGCAGCAGCGCGTGCGTGATCAATGCCGCACCAGGCAAGCAAGATGGCGACAAGGGCGTAGGCGAGTCGGCGCGCGATCGCAGAGACGAAGACGCGCCCGAGAACAGTCAGCTGTCCAGTGCGAGCCATAACGCTCCCAGCAGCGCAATCATGACGAAATATCCTGCGTACATTGTTTGAATCCCCCAATGAAAAAGGGCGGCTTTCGCCGCCCTACCCTAGCGATCAGTTGGCAGTCTTCTTGCCGCTACGGATCAGCAGGATGATGCCGGCCACCGAGAGGACGATGACGCCGATGGCGGTCAGTTCGGTCTTGTCGACACCGGAACTGACGGCTTCGGACATCTCGCCGGCGAACGCCATCGGTGCGACCAGCGCAGCGCTGGTAACGGCAGCGGCCTGGGTGAACAGGGTCTTGAGCTTGGACATGATTTTTTCCTTGATTGGAGTGAATGGAATTGCGGCGTTGCCTCACGCTCCGACACCACGACGTGCTTGCCGGATCATGTATCCGATGGCCCAGGCCCCAGCGATCACAGCTGAGACACCGATGCCCTCGCCCACGTCCATGGGAGGCGGGAAACTTGACGAGGGACCCCAGAAAACAGCCGCACAGGTTTGCGCTGAGGCATCGAAATCAGATGCTTTGCAGTGGGCAACGAGGACGGTGCTTTCCATGGTGATTAGCTCGCTTCGCGAGCCGCCCGCCGCAAGCGACGGTCGGCACGCGCGGGGTTACTTGGGTGCTGCGGGATTGGCAGCAGGCATGATCGGGACCAGCTGCAAACGACGACCGATCACGAGGTCACCGAACTGGCCGATTTCGAAACTGGCCGGCGCGACCGCGTAATCGCCGGCCGGATACGGAGCTTGACCATCGGCGAGGCGAACACGGAACGGATGCGGGAAGTCCTCACCGTCCTTTTCGAGCGCGGCGTTTTGCTCGTTGAAGTTGTAGGTCGTGCCGTTCTTGCCCTTGACACTGCGCTGCTGCGCGATGGCCTTGCGAATGATGATTCTGCTCATGCGGGTAACTCCAATTTCCAGGCGATTAGCTGGCCCTTGTCGAAAAAGACTTTCCACGGTGAGGGCCAGAATTCACCGGTGAGTTTGTCCACATAGCCGCCCAGGGCTTTGCGGATATCGGCCAATGGGCCGAAGACATCGCGCGCAGACTTCGGGGCTTTCCACCACCGTAATTCGCGCTTGGATTCAACATCGAGGCCGCCGATTGCATGAGTGCGGAATCCCTTGGGAAACGCAGCAATCATGTCGGGGCAAAACTTGGACGCGTATTTGGCGAGGTAGCCAACCGCGTTGCGTGCCTTTTCAATCTTGGTGTGGCCGTGCGGCCACCAGCCGCGACGATCAGCCTTCGGGATGAAGATGCCGCGAGGAATCCAGATCAGGACGTGATAGTGGGGAACGCCGGCTTTAGTGAGTTCACCGACCCATAGGTAACGGAAACGCGGGCGGTAGCTCCGGAAGCGTAGTCGTATAGCTCGATTGAAGAAGCCCCGGATTCGCTTAAGTGTCTCGCTAATGTCGCGAGCAGAGCAGTCACTTCGGTTTCTGTAAGTCGTGGTGAGCATGTACCACGCGCCACGGAATGCGCCTTTTTTGGCTTCTTGGTCATGGAGCCTCGCTCCGGTGATGATCGATTTTTTTAGACGTACCGAACGCACATGGTTCGGATCAAGAGTCATCGACACGCGGCGCGTGTCACTTGTTGAAGAATGGACAAGCCCAAGGCTTCGGCCTCCGGCCGAAGCCGAAAAGCCGTGCTGCTGCACCTTTGCAACCGCCATTTCGGAACGGCGTGCAGCAGCGTGCATCGTGCCTACGGAGGCATCGAATGCAGTGAGTTCGTTGCTCTGTTGCTTGAGCGTTTCAGCGAGCTTGATACGCGCGTTTTTTCCCGTGCATGCGACACATAGGCCACCAGGGAAAAAGTAGACGGTGGTGTCACCGCAGAACGAGCATGTACCATCAGCCACGGCGATGCTCCATCACTCGGCAAGCGTTGTTGTTGCCGTCGATGCACTGCTGCTCGATGCGTTGCTCGCGGTCAATCTGAGCATTGATATCGCCACCGGTGATGACGCCAAAAGCAGCCCCACCGATAGCACCGAGGATGAAACCGCATGCCATCGGCCATGGCATTTCGCGAAGGAACAGAATGACGTTACGCATTGCGCACCTCAGCAGCTGCGCGCGCGATCAGGTCTTGCTCTCGAAATTGACGAAGGATCGCGGCATCGCGGCGATCCAGAATCCAGCTAACGAGCCGGGCGGTTCCGATGCTGCACACGAAGCCGGCAGCGCCGATCAGTGCGAATGCAATGACGTCCATGAAGCCCCCTCCCCTGCCCCTTGACGCGGACCCCGGAGGGGAGCCGGGGGGACGCGAGTCAAACGCAATTTGACTGGAAGCTTTGTATAGTAGGACTTAACTAATGGTCAAGAGAAATTTGACGTGAACACCCAAATTAAATTGATTGACATGGCTGTCAAAGTGTGCAATCCGCCAAACGCAACCGGATTGGCGGCGAAGATGGGTGTGACCAAGGCGGCCGTGAGCATGTGGCGGCACGGCGGCAAGATCAAAGACGATCACCTGATGGCGCTGATAAAAATCGCACAGGCAGATCCGGCATTAGCGGTCCTAGTGCGCACAGAGGGCGCTGAGACAGCTGACGCGAAAAAGGCGTGGGGTGCGTTGTGGGACAGACTGTCCCCGGTCACTACGGTGATCGGGGCGATGGTTCTGGCCATCGGTATGATGCCAGCGACAAGCCGGGCAAACCCGATTAATATCAATAACTTGCACGCCCCGAGCGCGCATAGTCTGTTAATTATGTCAAAACAGTGCTTGCGGTTCCAAAGGTCTTTTCTCTTCCGATCCACACGATCCCGAGAAATCCTCGATGTTCAAGACGCACATCACCAGCACACCTCATCCCGGCCGAGTCGCGTGCCGGACGTCAGATGGCTGCCGTCCTACCGCGACCCTCCTCTTATTCGTTGTGCTTGGGTCCACCGATCCTTGACTGATCTTCGCTAACACCAGAACAAAAACGACGGCCGCCGATTGCATCCATGCGTATTACTCGAGGATGCGATCACCGTGCTCATTCTCTGCACAGAAGATCGCATGCATGGCGCTCAGCAAGGCTGCCACTTTTGGGTCGGCCAGGCGATAAATGATGGATCGTGATTCGCGACGCGTCAGGACCAGCTGCCGCTGCCGCAGGTCGGCCAGTTGCTGCGACAAGGCCGGCTGCCGAATGCCTGTCGTCGCTTCCAGACCGCTGACGGTAGATTCGCCCTGCGACAACTGGCACAGCAACAGCAGGCGCGGCGGTGTGGCGATGAAACGGAGCAGCTCGGCCACGTCTGGGACGCGCTCCTTCAT